CTATGATAACCGCGCATTCAACATAGCTACCTGTTCGTCGTTCATGTCATCAATCCACATACCGTAAATTTCATACACCATCTGCGCAGTTTCATGCCCCATCTGGCTGGCTATAAATGCCGGGTTCGCTCCTGCCGTCAACAACCAGCAGGCAAAAGTATGCCGCGTATGGTACGGATTACGGCGGCGAATACCAGCACGTTTTACTGCTGCATTCCATCTCGCCCCCAGACTGCTTACCGAGTAATAAGGTTTCTGTTTTCCGTTACACACCCTGGGCATGAAAACAAAATGCAGTTTTTGCTTTTCGGTTCTGCCGTACTCCCGATGATAAAAAGTGATTTCGCTTTTGCGATGATGCCCGGTTAGTTTGTATTGCTCCTTCAGTGCTTCAATAGCAGGCCGCAGTAGTGTTACCGTCCGAATCCCCGCATTTGTTTTTGGGGGACCGAACATATCAAGTATCGTCAGGTTTCTTCTGACATTCACAATTCCCTTCTCGAAATCCACATCCTCCCACGCCAGAGCAGCCAGTTCCCCGTGACGAAGCCCGGAGTAAACGGCAAATTTCCACAAGTTCTGGCTCTGTCCTTTTTCACTTTCCATTAATGCATTGAATTCTGTTTTAGATAACGGATCTGGCTTTATTCTGTTTCGCTGTAATTTTTTTACTCCTTCAAATGGTTTGGTTGATATAAATCCCGACTGATACGCAAAACGTAACAACGAACAGAGCAGGGCGATATAGTTATCAACTGTGCGCACGGTTCTTCCTTTTTTGTTGGATCTTGGATTATCCAGGTAAAGCGTTTCTCCATGCAGCAGTTCATTCCGGTAGTTTAAGATATCGCTATAACGAATATGTGATATTGGGGTACTCTCACAAATTATTATCCTGAGTGTTTTTAATTGTGATTTCGTTTTCTTCATTGTGTTTGTTGTTAACTCTGTCTCTTTAATTTTTGTCCAGATATCACAAAGCTCCCCGAACGTTTTTATGACCCTCGTTGTCACCATTTTTGCCCCAGTGCTGGACTGGGGGAAACGTCTTAAATACTCAAATTCACCGGAATTGATTTCATGAACTATCAACGCTCTTAAATTCCCGGCTTTTTTAATGTTACTGTTAGTAACCTCCCAGCCTTTCAATGTTTCCCGACATCGTTTTCCTCGAAACATGAACCAGATGCGAATGTATTTACCTCGAATCTCGACACCTGTTGGTAATTTAGACATATCATGAGTCTTTGATAAACTGATTTATCTTTGGATAGTTGTACCAGATAATCCCTCGCTTACTGTCTGGCTTCCCTAAAGGAGATACTCGTTTGAAGTGGAAGCCTTCCACCCAACAGTTCTGGCGGTATGCTTCAATTTGTCTGGCCCCCAGACCAGTGCGAAGCATCAGGCCGTATTCAACCATCCACTCTTCATTAAAGATTACTTGTGCCATCGCATCACCTCTGGCAGGCGCCAATGTTAGACTGAAATTGACGCCCGATGTTGATTATTAATAATCAGCTATGAAGTTTTAATTTGAATACAATGCAATTCACGAGGACTGAAGTTGCTCGCAATTAAAATTTATCAGTTTTACTTTCTGCTCTCTGGAAACGCCTGCTTCTTTTTTACCTGAGAGCATTTTTTCGCATTCTGATTTGGTTAATTTTGTTTTTGAGTACCTTGTCCAGTTAGTAGGAGTGCCACCTTCCTTTTCAATAGTGGCGGTAATTTTATACATGAACACCTCCATTATTATTTCCAGTGGTTCGTTTATTCCATCGTTCGAGTGCTTCTTTTTCACTTCCACCATAGCCGGTTCGGGATTCGCATCCGTTACACTTCGCGCGGTAATATCCTGAAATGGCTTTCACCGTTACTGATGGACAACCACAAAAAGGGCATGGTTTGACTTTTTCATACCGCATTGTCTTTTCTCTCATAAAATAAAATTTTGTGATGGCGGTGAGGCTACACCGCCAAAGTCAATATCAGGAGCCGATATATTCTGGTTTCATATCTGTCAGTGTCGTTTTATACGCCTCATATAATTCACCCAGATGTGGCCGGGCAGCATTCAGCGTATTTTCCAGAGCAGTAAATTTTTGTTCTGCTTCTGGATCACCTGAAGAAGGTAGGTCATTTATCATCTTCTCGATACGGGCAATAGCATTGAGACGGTGATGACGCTGAACCACTTTTCCTTTAAGTTCCGTATAGAGAGCGCCAAGTGTATTTTTATGATCTTCCACTTCCTGGCGAAGTGCTGTTGTTTCCCCGGTGCTTTGTGCCTGCTCAATACGTTCACGGAAAGCATCGATCCAGTTTTCCCCGGCATCCTGCTCAATAATTGTTGTTTCACGTTCCGCGCGGCAAGCGGAAGTGTTTTTATGTTCCTGAACCGGATTAATGATTTTTTCCTGTGGCTCGTCCAGTTCGTCCCTGGTGTACACTCCAAGAATCACTTCGGGGCAATAAAGGCGCGCCCAGCGTTTCAGCGCTAGATAGGCAAGCTGCTGGCGAGGATCGTCGGCCCATAGCGTTGAGTTACGTGTTCTGGCCTGCGCCAGAAGTAATTCCAGTACGCGTGGTTTACTTTCGCCGCGTAGTGTTGCCTGGACACGAACACCGATCCCGTTTTCATCGGCCAGCTTCCAGCCAGGTACACGATATTCTTTCCCTTTGTCGCTCTTCCTGATTTCAAATTTCCCGATAATTTTTTCCCACGGCCCGAACCAGTCATATTCAATACGCCCGGTTAGCGGCCCACGAGTACTGATTACGGCATTAACCAGTTGCGCTTCATATCCGAGCACACCATTCACAACGAAAGTTTTCTGAGCTACTGCGTAAGGGTTCATTTGCCACTGCATCGCCTGCATGGTGATGGCCATGCAGTCTGATGGATTTCCTCGGAGGTGTTCCGGTACAGTAGCCATGCCGGAAGCCATTACCTGGGAAAATGTCTGAATTGCAGCCATGGACTGAGGGCTGAAAACCGCAACATTAGAGTTAATATTTTCTTGTTGAGTTAATTCGTTCATTGTGTCCTTCCTCAGATGCTCAGTGCTTCAAGACGACGAAGATCAAAGTCGTTTAATTCGTCGGTATAACTTTCGGTAATCGGTGCTGGCCAGTTGTTTGTCTCCAGGGCTTCGTTTATCTGGCGTAGCGTCCGGCGATATTCCTGTCGACCAAGTTCCAGGAGTTCCTGCGAGGCTTCCACGACTGCCACCCAGTGATAGCCAGCATCTTTGTTGACGAAGATCCAGAAAAATTTGTCCAGGTTTGCCACATCGCAATACATTGCGGCGCTGAGGTGATAATCACGCTCAATAATTTCACGGTGCAGGCGATCTTTAAGTCGTTCCTGTCGCACATAACCGAGGCTGACTGACTTCACGTCAGCGCAAATGCTTTCGTATGGCAGCCGGATTTCGATATCAGGACGGACCCTGATTTCCAGCCCGGTTTCTTCATCAAACCCGAAATAGCTGATTTCAGATTTGCGATCCGGGTGGTTGAGTAGCCTTGCTGCATCGGTATTGTTTTGCAGTGCCGCGTGAATATTTTTTGCCTGTTCATACATCTCCGGACTGATAAACGTTTTCCCGGCATTTTCTTCTTGCTGGCGTTTTTGCCAGTCCTCCAGTGTCACCAGTTCCGGGCGAATTTTCCGTGCGATTTCGGTTAATTGCTCTTTTGTGCCACTGATGTTGTAAGGCAAAGATTTAGCACGTTCTTTTTTTGCCAGTTCTGGGTCTACAGTTTCAATTTGATCCAGAAGCTGCTCCCGTGCTCCACTGGTTTTCAACAGAGGAGGGAGGCTTGCGTTGTATTCTTTAATACAGGCTTTCATTGCTGATGCTGTGTGTTTTTCCCCCTCAGGAATACGCCGAAATTCCACCGGAAGCGAACCGTAAAGGATGCCTGTTTCTTCGGCCCCGGCACTTACAGACAGTGGCTGTATAAGAGTGCTGTTGTAGCTTTCGATCCACTCTTTCATCTGCTCTGGTGTCATCAGTGCTGGCAGACTGGCATTGTGTTTTTTAATGATGGCGATCAGTTCGCTAGAAGTAGTAACCACATATTCAGGAACCGGTACCGGAATGGCATATTCATCAGCGAATTTATCCGTTTCCAGAACATAGCTGTGAATGATCCGCCCACGCAGCAGTGCATCACTTTCCTCGTTCGGAATAGTTCCGGCAATGTGCCGTCCGTGGTAATACATCAGGCTGATACGGGCATCCTTCAGCATCGTGCTGCTTATTCCGTTGGCGGAGTGATAAACCTCGTTCGGGAGGTTTTCATAGCGGCCTGGCTCGAAATATGACGGCCACATGATTTCAGTTGCTACAGGAGCTGACGCTTCACCAGTTTCATCACTGCAATCACGATGCGGATCGCTGCCAGCATTCTCATTGTGCGGATGTTCAGCGCCTTCCATTTCCTCCGGATCATTTTCCTTAGCTTCAACCTGATTCTCTTCATCGAATGTTTCCTGGTATGTTGCGTCGCCCATCACCGCACCACAGTCAGGGCAGTTATCCCCGCCAGTCTGACCGCAGGCATTGCAGACTATTTCCGGTTTCTGTTGCACTACTGGCTCAGGTTGTTTCACATCCGGGCTGGTTTTTACAGTTTCTGGCGTGTTTTGTTTCGTTTCTGGCTGGTTCTGGTACACAGAGTCGCGAGTCTGGATCCCCTTTACCCATTTCGGATCGTTCGGGTCGCTAATTCCGTCAACAAATTCACCACGTGATGCAGCAAGCAA